GAATAAAATTGATATGATATGTTATAAATATATTCATAATTTAAGAATAAAAGCAAAACATTTTTAAAAGATATTTTCGAATAATATTTTATTTATTTTTAGTTTTTTTATTTTATATTTATAAATTATATATAAATATGACAAGTAGATATATTAGTGTAAGGCCAGATAATATACCGAGTGACGGAAAAATAAGTTTCAAAAATGGGTTTCCCATTCTATCGTTTACGATACAATCTCAAAATGGAATTTTAGATCCAAAATCAATTCGAATTGCGGGTAATCTACAAGTTTTCAGTGATAATGCAAGCCCTCCAACACCCGTTTCTATTGATGATGATAGTGATTCCCGTGTAACAATGGATAATCGACTTGGTATTTTCAATGTTATGGATCAACTTGTGATTCGTCATAACAAATCCAAACAGATTTGCGAACACATTCGTCATTATCCACGATATTTAAGTTCCTACCTTGGAGTAAGTAGTTCTAAACAAGATTTAATGGGTCATCTTGGAGAAAGTTGTTTGATTATGCCCGACCCCGATGTATTTTTCAGTAGTGTGATTGCAAATGATGCTGGTGTAACTGCGGATGAAGTTGTTAAATCATTCTCGGCTCATCTTCCATGTGGTTTCCTTATGTCTCAAAATCCGATTAATCTTATGGAAAATAGTTTTGGTGGAATTCAAATTGAAATTCATCTTGCTCCCGATGCGAATTGTTTATTCAATCCCGATGGAGTATCAACGAATATTTCAGACGCTCATTACCGACTAACCAATCTTGAATTAACATGTGAAATTGCTGATATTCCTTCCGATCAAGTTCAAGCAATGTCTAAAGAAACAAGCGGTCAATATGAATTTAATACGATTACTTCTCTTTATACGTCGATTAATTCCACAAACGCTCAACTACAATTTGCTCTTGGTTTAAAACAAGTTCAAAGTGTATTTTTGAATTTCTGTCCTTCGTCTCATATCAACACACTCACTCAAAATGGAAATGCAACAACTTATCCATCAAAATCTGATGGTACATTAGCTCATTTCAAACGTATCCAATGGTTACGTGGGGGTGTAAAATATCCATGTGAATATGACATTGTAACAAACATTGATAAAGATGCAAATACAGCTGTTGTTGATCCACAAGTGTTAAAATCATTCATTGATAGTGTCATCCCCGATTATTTAACTGATAGAAGTTCTGTATCGTCTCAAAATAATTATCGTGGTTATAACTTGACTACAACGGGTGTTGATAGTTATTTAGAAACTCGAGATGGTGGAGCTCTGTTTGGTATAGGTCAAAAATACAGCCAATTCAATACGGGTCAAGATTTCAGTCGAGAACAATGGGGTCTATCGTTAGAATCTGATTTAACGGATGATTCCCCTCAATCTGTGTTTATATACATTAAAAGTCGTGCTGTTTTAGTGTGGTCGCAGTCGGGAATCCAAATGTTGCAATGAGGTAGTAATAATGGTGTTTATATATAAAGATAAATCGATATATATAAATAAATGGAAATACAAAATTTTCCAAACTATTTAATTTATGATGATGGAAGAATATTTAGTAAATATAAAAATAAATTTTTATCTCAAAAAAAATCTAAAACTGGATATTATCTCGTGCAATTATGTCATAATAAAATACATAAAATGTTTTTAGTTCATAGATTAGTTGCAATTCATTATATTCCAAATTTAAACAATTATCCACAAGTGGATCATATTGATAGAAATAAATTAAATAACGATTCATCTAATTTAAGATGGGTTAATAATAGTATGAATAGTTTAAATAGGGGTTATTTTAAAAGAAATGATAATAAATGGGGACATACAAGAATCAGTTATACAAAATCAAGAAATACATGGAGATATAGAGATAGAAGAAAAAATATACAAAAAGATTTTAAAAATAAAATTGATTGTTTATGTTATAAATTTATATGTATTTTAAAATACCCCCGATGATGAAATAATTTCTATAAATTTTTTTTTTTCATTTTTTTTTGTAATATTTTTATAGTAAATTAATATATATATATGTCTTCTACTGGTATGCCTCCGTTTCAAACTGATGAGCCTCCTCCACTAACGACAAGTCCACCCGTCTTGCAAAGTTATAAACCCGATGTTCCAAATTTTATGAGACTTGGATCTGTTCCCGTAAATTATCTACAATCTGTCGAAACGGATCTACTCGAACCCGTTGTTTTCAACGAAGGTAATGGTTCTACTGTTGATGGATTCGTTAGATTTCAGCTTCAATCCAAAGGATTCCTTCACAGTCATAGTAAAATATTTATGAGTTTAACTCCGCCCGCTGCTGTAAGTCGTGCTGTATTTCCACCTAATGTGGGTATTGGAAAAGTCATCAAACGTGCTGTATTAAAAATTGGAAACAAAGTACTCAATGAAATTAGTGATTGGGACAAACTTCATGCTTTTCATTCTACTCGAATTAGCAATGAAAATAATGTTGAACGTGAACTATATACTACGGGTCGATATATGAATCTTGATTTCAATTATGAAAATGGAGCAAGTCTTGGTGAATTGGTTCAAGGTGTTTCTTTAGCCACAAGCCGTGATGCAACTGTTGATTATGGTGTTGAAAATAAATATGAACAAATGCCGTTTGCCATTATGGATGGTGGTTCAGCAACACAATCTCCTTCTTATGCTGTTGATTTATCGGATCTATTTCCATTCCTTAAAGTACATCAATTACCATTATATATGATTACTGAACCCGTAACTGTTGAATTAACTCTACACCCGCCCGTCAATCATCGTGCTGTATTAATTACTGGAACTGCTGCTCAAGCATTTAACATAGATCAAAATGAATTAAAATTCTGTGCTGATTATGTGTATTATGGAGCAAGTGATGAAATGGAACGATATGCCGAACAAAACAAAGTCATTGATTTTTCGTTTGTTGATTATCGTTCAATTACAACAACTGTATCTCATACATCTCTTCAAAGTGATACTGTAAGAAATATTGGAATGGCTTCAAGAATGGTTAATAAAGTCATTACATTTTTCAATCGTGACACACTTGGTGAAGGCAATCTATTAATGAATACGGGTGCTTTATCTACTCATAGAAATGCAAGTAACATTGTTGGAGCTTTTGAATATAATTTAAGATATAATGATAAATTCGAGTTTTCAAGAAACATTGATAATACTGCAAGATTATATTCACTACTACAAAATGCTGAAGGTGTTGTATTTATTGCACGTGATTTATATTCTAGTCAAGGTGATGCTTTAGGTTCTGCTGCAACTACATTATTTGAAAGTAAAGGTCAAGAACAATTAGGCGGAAGATTTTTCTATACATCGATTCGATTAACGGGTGGACGTGTAGGTCAACGTGGAATTGAAGTTCATGTAAAAGCGGCAAGTGGAATGAGAGACAATCAAGTTGATGTAATGAGATCGTATTGTGAATATGTAAGGTCAGCACGATTAGAAGGTGGAATGATGTCTGTATTTAATGTTTAAAAAAATATACAATATATATATATGACAATTTGTAAAACACATTCAAAACGAGATTTAATTGATTTAATCAACACATTAAATTTAAAAATAGTCTTTAGTCATGTAGATGTAAAACGTGATATTCATGATAAACTCATCGAATTGTTACATCAAAACAACAATGATAAAATCTTGTATCCAAATGTTTATAAAATAAAAAACTACAATGATTTAAAATGTTATTTAAAAAATAAAAATCCAAAAAAAATATTAAGTACACAAGAAAAAAGTGATATAATGAAAATATGTAAAAACATCATTGATTATTGCAACAATGGATATGATACGGAAAATAGTATTCGATACAACAACATTACTGAAATCCATGATGATATGAACTACATCAAACAATTTGGTGATATTCCATCTGTTCGAAGATGTTGTAAATTAATCAATCAACAAATGAAATTAGACGAACATTTTATACCCGTATTATCTCCACAAATGCAAAAAATCATAAATGATAAACAATCGGCAAAACAAACTTATCATAAATGTTTAAAATCAAAAAATAAAAAAGTTTTATTATATTTTGATTAATACGTTTATTTTTACCAATATTTTTTTCTATGTATATATTATACAATGGGATATATTCGAGATGATTTAAAATTTGGATTACAAGGAGAACAAACCATCAAACCCGTTTTAGAAACATTATTCGGTACACTACATAAAACAGAAAATAAATATGACAACTTTGATTTTTACAATGAAAAATATCGTATAGAATTAAAAACACGTAACATTGTTTTCGGTCAATATGATTCATTGATATTCGATGAATGTAAATATGATAAATTCATTGAACTCACCGACAAGAATCCAAAATTACAATTTTTTGTTGTATGGAATTTAAGGGATGGTTTATTCATGTGGAAAATGAATCGAGACGAAAATCAACATTACATTAAAAGCAATTTTCAAGTCAATCGTGGATCACATATACAAACAACTAGAACAATGTGTATTAAAAACGAATTCATAGGTCGATTTGATGATTTCGAACGTATAGTTGTTAAACGGAAAAAAAAAGAATGATAAAGTCCGTATTTTGTTTTTATCATAATTTTTATCTTTAATTTATTTTTATTTAAATATTATAATCTAATATTATTATATAAATGAATATTAAACAAGAAGATATAAAAGCAATGATTCAAAAATCTAGACCAAATTTAAAACCAGTATCAGTCAATCAATATTATGTTCAGTTAAAAAAACTACAAAATATTTTTGATACAAATGATTATAAGTTTTTAAACCGACCAAAAAATGTTGAAGATAAATTACAAAATCTACATTTCACATCTGTAAGAAACATGTATAATGCAATTATTATATTATTACTTGCATTAAACAATGATTCAACTTATGATAAATTGATTGAAACATATTCTGAAATGAGAGATGAATTAAATTCTAAATATGAAGAAGAAAATAAAAGTGGAATTATAAGTGAAAAACAAAAACCAAATTTTGTAGATATGAAAGAAATCGAATCTATGATTTCAGAACTGAAACAAGAAGTCGATGTTTTAAAAAAGAAAAAAACATTAACAAAAAGTGATATATCAACATTACGAGCTTATGTATTATTCTCCATGTTAAGTAAAATACCCACTCGTAATGATGCATCAAATATGTTGTATATAAGTCAAACTGCTTATAAACGATTAACAGATGAAGAAAAAAGTAACAATAATTATTTAGTCAACCAAAGAAATAATCTTAAGTTCATTTACAACGTTTATAAAACATCAAGGAAATACGGGGAACTAGTTGTTCCAGTTCCGAAAGAATTAAAACCCATATTAAGATTATATCTTAAATTGATGAATTATAAAATTGGAGATAATATATTTTCTCTTAGTCGTAATGCACTTTCTCAATTGTT